TGATACCAAGTTCTAATCCAAAATTATAATAGGATAGACCTTTCTCTTTTCTGTATTCTTCAAGTGTCATATTTCCTTTCTTTGTTGCTCTGATTTGTATGTATATATATCATATTTAATGCTTTACAAGTAAATTAATTAGTGTATATAATGTGGAAAAAAAGGAACTTATGAAAAAACAAGAACAAATAATAGAAGACGCATTTTCAATATTCAATGGTGGCAAAGGATTAGACCATTGGAGTTATTCATCAACGTCATCACCTATGGCAAACAATTTAATTAAATATACTTTTCCACAAGAAGTTAGAAGAAAGTTTCCATTTAGATACAAACCTAATTTTGGCAACATAGTAAATAATACTGTGCAAAGATTAATTGGTGATACTATCTGGACTTCAGAGACAGGTGTAATTGATGAGTGGGATAGAGACTATCAATTAAATTTTGATAAAGAATTAAAAGAAATAAAAGATAAACCACCGGTAGATGCAAAGGATGAATTTGCCAGAGAAGAAATGCTTAACTACGCACACGATTGTATTGGTATAACTAAAAAGGTTGTTCAAGATATTGTAGGTGAAGAAAAATTACAATGTGAAAGAGCAGTAAGAAAAAAAGAAATGACAATGATCAAACCAATTTTAGGTAGGATTGATTATGAAACTAAAACAAAATTTATAGAATTAAAAACAAAGCCACCTAATATTAGAAAGGTTAAGAATAAGGAAGAGTGGAAAATGTCTAGTCAAGATATTCCCACAGAGCCTACAACAGATAACCTTACACAGACTTCGTTCTACTATATGTGTACCAAGAAGATCCCTTATTTAATTTATGTTAATGATAAGGAACACATTGTCTTTGACAGTACACATGAGTTGATGAAGAAAGACCATCTGGAATTTCTTTACTATAAAATGGTTGAGAAGATTTTACTTTGGGAACGTATGATTATGTTCTGCAAAGGAAGTCTGTCTGAACTTGCACAAATGTGTGAGCCACCGGATATGCATCATCCTTTTTATTATAAAGATTTAGTACCAGAACAAGAAAAACTCATAACAAACTTATGGGGAATTAAACAACAACAATAACAAAAAGGAGAACTATGTCTTGGTTAATATACAAAGGAAAAGTAATCGGAACTTATACTTTTATTTACGCACAAAAAGTATGGGGTCTATTACCATTTTAATTAATAAAAAAAACAAAAGGAAACAATGAAAAGAAATATATATCAAAAACTACATGATGCTTGTTTAAGTGCAGGGTCTGTAAAGAAAGGTACAAAAGCAAATGGGATGCACTTCAATCCATTGCTACATGATGATGTACAAACAACAGCTACACAAGCCTTGCTGGACAATGGTTTGTATGCGACCTGTAATTATCTGACAGAGATTGTACCAAATTATAAAAAAGTAATGGTCGTATGTACCATGCGGATTTATGATGTTGATGATCCAACACAACATATACTTGTTGATGGCTGCTCATCATTTGGAGATATTAGTATGTTTGGAACTGGACAAGCTATGTCATACTCACGAAAGTATGCGTTTTTAAATTTACTAAATCTTAAAACAGGTATCAAAGATGAGGATGGCTACGAAGCCAAACCATTTGAAGAAAATTCTACAGAGCAATCTGTTGAAGAACCTACATACATGGATGAAACCATAGATGTAGAAGATATAAAACATGAACTTAAAAGTGCAAAGACTTTAGAAACTTTTAAAGTTGCTAAAGAAAAGCACAGAGCAAATGTTGAGTATCTATTAAGAAACAACTTACGAGCATACAGGCAAGTCACAGACATTGCTGAAACTCGTGAAACACAACTAAACAATGGTCAGTAAAAGCTGACGATAACAAAGGAGTAAACATGAGTGAAGATGCAGTATGGTGCAACTTGGTTAGAAACGAAAACAAGAACGCAGAGAACCAACCAGATTGGGTAGCACCACCTAATGAAAAATCACCAGAGGGAAAGAAATGGACTAAAGGTGTAAAGATGTCAGATGGTGCTTGGTGGAATCAAGCAGGTTGGAATCAATTAGATGAACAGGGTAATGTAACTGGTATTAATATTAAAATATCACCACCCAATCTTAATGAAGATAAACCTACAGCCACAAATAAAGGGTTTCAAAGTAAACCTAGTTATGGTAATAAACAATCATACAAGTTTTAATTAATTTGTATTTAGTCTTGGGGGAGTTTTTCTTTCTAGTTCCCTTTCGGTAGTTTTCTTCCCCGAGACCCTCAACTTATATGGATAAGAAAATAACAGACATA